CGCCGCCCCCCTCGCCTCCGCCATTATTACTGTCCGGCGGAGGAGGTGTCGGGCTTGAATTGGTTTGCGTTTGGTCTGAATATATATAATTTAAGCCTGCCGCCCAAGATGCCGAATTTATTTTAATAACCAGTTCGACAGCATTTTGGGGAGAAGGGTTTTGGCTTACACTATCCCCTTGTTCTTCACCGTTAGCAAAAAAACGATTAGGTTGAGAACTACGCCCCCATAAATAATACTGCAAATCCAATACTTCTAATGTGCAGTTATACGGCTGCGGTTTATCTAAACCTAAAAATATGTTTTGGGAAGGGCTAACATAAGCTCCAATCTTGAATGTTTTTGTTCTCGGTGATTCACGTCTTCCCAACGGCTCTAATTCAATTTCATGAAGCAGCACAATTCCATTACTCTTATTGCCACTTCCATCCGCTCTATATTCTGCCTGACCTTTCCCAAAAACTCGAAGGACATTACCAGTGAAGGAAGTTGAAGTATATTCATCGCCAAGGATGTCCAATGCTGTGACCACAATAGATAAGATATACTTCCCCGCAAAATCTTGCCCATCTTTTACATTGCTGTCCAAGGGAGATGATTCAGATATCTTGTTTTGCAGAGCAGCTTCGTAGGACACCCCAATCGCCGCGTCATTGTTGTCAGGACTATAAGCATAGCCACCGGTCGAATCACCGTAAAGCGCCAATACAGTAGAGCCACTCCCATCCCTGTCGCAACTTGTATGCCTTAAATCTATCTCGACAAAAGTGCGCCCCATTGGTTGGAATGGGGTAACTACTTCACTTAATCTTTGCCTCTCTTCTGGTGTAATCATATTGCTACGCTAAGGAATAAGAAGCAGATGTCACAATCACCTTCAAGCCAACTTTAGGTCGGGCTTCAGGGGTGACAGGAGGCAGTGTTTCTGTCAAAAGTGCATTAGCTCCATTAACATTCCCTGGAATAGAAGTCGCTCCATCACTTATGATACACCCATTAGATTCTTGGAGCCATCTCAAGCCAAGTATGGAATCTGTGGAAGTGAAAGTAAAACCTTTTGCATCAATACAGCCAGTGGATTGCGCCCATAACCCAGCTACCGTCCAAGCCCCTGGATTTGATAAAGATAATGGTCTGCCGAGGGATATATAGCCGCCGCTTTTAGCCAATGCCAAGGATATGGCTACCCCTGAATCAAATGACAGAGAAAATGGGCTGCTTACTTCAAGAAACCCTCCTTTTTCTGCCACTAAAACGGCGGGGGTAGTTGCCCTTCTGATACTAAAACTAATGTTTCCGCCAATGGACAAGTATCCATTTGAGACTGATACGCCAAACGTTCCATCAGGGATGATGATAAGGTTCGAGATTTGGTATCTAGTCCGCCTTTGATTAACTTGAATATTTCCTTGGACATAAGTGTTCCCAGAGCCTTCAATTGATATGCTACCGCCGCCCGTCACTTCAGTCAATGCAGCGCCATAGTAATACCCGTCAGCAAGCTTAATTGTGTGGTTATAGCTGCCAGTATCATACAGACTGGAAAATGCCACTATTGCTGACTGAATAGTTTGAAATGCAGTCTGTGGCGTTAATCCATCATTGGTGTCAGAACCGTTGGGATTGACATACAAAGTGAGTGAACTGGTTAAAAGCCGTCTACATGGAATTATCATGCCATCACCCTGGACTTACAATAATTGTCCCTGCGGTTTGCAGCAGCATTGTAAATGGCGCGGGGGCGGGGCTAGGTGATATAGGTGGGACATAAGAAGGAGATATTTCCACAAAACCAATAGCAATGTCTGTTGATGCTGACGCTTCTACTGTTCCCTTGAAAATGATACCCCCAACGATAGGGGTTGCCGCCGTCGCCCATAATCCAGTCCATACTGGGTTATTAAATCTTAGGGACGAACTATTAACGATGTATGTGTCTGGGTTTGTCCCCGAAGATTTGGCTAAGTTCTTTCTAACATAGCTGCCGCCAACCACTTCTCCTACAATGCCAGCAAGTGTACTTAAAGACGTGGCAGGGAGCGTTGTCACCAAAGCCATATAGAAAGAATCACTTACAAGACTGACTGTGTTTCTCGCGATGTCGTTTGCCGTTCTGTCGAATACATAAGATGCCATAATCTATTCCTTTGCTTTAATAAAACCCGCCTTGGCACACTACGTTAAACGAAGCGGGTGCAATACTTTGTGACAGAGCCACATAGAAGGAATCTCCGCTCCCCAGCAAAAGAGCTTTTGTTCCAAGTACCCCTTGGATAGAATCATTCAATGGGACGGTAATTGAGGGTAACGCCGTCGAATCATTTACAACCGAAATGGCATTAACTTGCACTTCCGGCAAGCACATCACCAAGTTTGTCCCATTGCTACCTTTCTTGAAAAAACGTACCGTCACCGCAGGTACAGTTCCATTGATTGGCGTGGGCACAATCTTAATCGATTCGATAATAGCGCCCGTTTCAGATGCTTGCGCCAACAGGTACGCATTTTGTGCATTTGATGTACCATTTCTTGGGACAACCTGAGTAGACACTGTTGCCACGGCAAGAAACGGATACTTCTTAAAAATTGGTTCTGTGTTTGGTGATGCCATTTATTTATGCCATATAACTTTGGAGGAATATGCGACTGCCAGTGTTAGGCATTGCATTCCCAGGGACGGTAGAAGCAAACACTGTACTCCCTTTTATAAACCTATCATCCCACGACGCGCCATTAAAATTCCTGACAAACAGGTAATTGGCAAGGTAAGAACAGTGCTTGTTATAAATTTGCTCCCATAGCTTCATTGTTTGCACGGGAGATTGGTCGATTCGCGTTCTGTTAATATCCCCTGCAAACTTCTGGATTTGGGTGTAAGAGTCTTGGTTGGTAGGGTCACGATACACCAGTATTTGGTCTAGTGTGTCTAGCGTGCTTTTGATGTATCCCATAATAACTTCTGACCTTATTTGACGAACTGATTGCTCAAAATCAAGTACATCGTAATGGGATATTCCACTGTAGTTTGTATACCCTAAATGGAAACGGGCGCGGTCTTTATCTCTTTCCGACAGTTCCATTTCGCACTCTCACTACTGGTTGCCGAATACAAAAAAGTTATCCGCTTTGATAGCGGCAATAATATCAGCCAACCCTTGCACCTTTCCCGAAAGCCGTGCCTCGAGGTCATCAAAATTCTGGTAGCCCCCTTCTGGGCGGTTGTTGATGATAGCGGTGGCAACGGTTTTCGGGATGCCTCTAACGTTTTCTACAATTGCCTTGGCGGTTAATGCGAGACTGTTGACGTTTATCTGGGATTGTTGGGATTCTGCGGTTTCCCCAGAAATAACCACAAACGAATTAGTGACTTTCTTCTCCACTAATTCACTTCTGACGCAAGTGTACTTATTCCCATAGGCATCTTTTATGACTATGTTGTGCGAGAGTTCGGCAAATATAGTGCATTCGCCATACACAGGATGATAAACCTTTTCCATTTTTTTGCCCTTTTAATCAAATTACTTAAACACTTCAAAATTTAAAAACGGTTTAATTTTTGTTATTGTAGGCACGTCAATTGGGTACCCATTAATAGCCATGATATCTTCTAAATTAGCCATTCCTGTGTACCCATTTAGAGGGCGGTTTTTTACCATTGCAGTGGCGAACTCAAGGTCAAGAATCAAATTGTCGGAAAGCTGCTCTGCCGTCAAATTCTTGTCATTAATAGTAACTTCCTTCAAGTGAACGGCAACGGCTACAAAAGAAGCTTCTATTTCTTGACCTATTAATTCACTGCGAGTGCTGGTGAACCTTTGATTATTAGCATCAATTAATGTTAAATGCGTTCCAAAATCACACCATATTTTACAAGCTCCGCGTGATTTGTGGATTACTAGGTCTTCCATGTCGTTGCCTCATAACTGTTTGATGTTTGGGGAAGTGATAAGGATAAAGCACCCTTTCATCAAAGAGAGGGTGCAACAATCAAGCAAAGGACTCTAGTAAAGAGGCTGTGTGTCTAAGAATAACCCAGAACTGGACATTGGTAAACGATAAATTACTTGAATAGGGATATCGTAGAACTGAGGATGCCCAACGCCAACAGGGATGTTTTGCAAGAAAATGCCCGACCCAGCAGCAATATTTGTGGAGTCAACGGAAAAAAGCCTTACCGCTCTACTAGCGTCAGTGCCGCCAGAATAAGCGCCTAGCCCTGTAACCGCCGACGCTTCATTGGCATAGATATTAATTTCTTTGCCATAAGCCACGTCAAATGCGTTGGCAGGTAGCTTCCCGCCAGAACCAAAAGCAGTGCTAATTCCACCCAACGAATTGGCTACAGAAACGGTCACACCTTGCCCAACCGTAGCCACTTTAAGCGCATCAGTATTAGTCCCCGCTAATACGTCTTGGGACGAAGTGGCGTTTTGGAAGAGATTGATGTTTGGGATACCCCATTTTACTTGCACTACATAAGCGCCGTCGGGGATAACCATTGGGGAGCCTTTAGGGGTAGCTCCACTATTGTCGTAAGAACCTAACCGATTGCTAGGGTCAGGGACGAGAGCGGCAATGGAAGTTTGGACAGATGTGGTTACTCGGCAAAAACCAAGCAATCTGCCAATAGTCCCAAGGAATGGGGAATTGCCAAGTTCCCCCGATGAAGCCGCATCAAAAATGTTGCCAGTAGATAAAGCCATTGTTACATTTCACCTGTTAAAAACATCACTGCCTTACTTAATCAAGTTGGGAAAAATGGGAGGAATTACCTCCCTTGACCTTTTCTGCCTACCTCAAATCCAGCCGTTGGGTTAGAAATTATCAAAGGTGCGAAGTACCGTCACATGATTTGGGTGCATCACTACATAACCTGCGTACTTGTGCCAAATTGCAAACAAGAATCTCTGGTAATCGGTTTCATCCTTGATTCGCACTGTAGGACCATTTCCCCACACAGCCTCACCAATAACGTCTCGACCAAAGATGATGGCGTAATCGGCATTACGAACAGCAGTGCCATCAGAATACCCGTAGGAACTCAACCCCGAAGTTGTTAACTGTACAGGGATTTTTGACAAATTGTTGGTAACGAACCACCGGACACCTTCAAACAAAATACCAGTGGGGAGTACCCGCGTCATCCCAAACCCTGTCTGACCAGCAAGATACCCATCTCGAACCAATTGGTTGGGGTTTTGAGTCCATTCAATTAATGGCACCATGTCCGGCAATGTTGGAGAGTTGTTATATTGCAATGCCTGTACTGGATACCCTGGGTATTGCACTACTTTCCGAAACTCAGGGTCTTGTCGTAAATGGCGCAAAAATCCTGGGGTACACAAAGCGTGATAGCAATCTCCATAATTTGACTGAAATGGGGGTACCATGCGCTGGTGCATATCTGCCACTACCTTAGTGACATCACGCACAATGTCAATCTTGGGGATACCAGTGGTAGTGTTGTACGTTCCGCCATTAGCGACACCGTTAGGATTTAAGTACCCACCACGAGTGTCACTTGCCATTTGCCCACCAGTAGAAGTGAACGGGTTAGCGCTTAGGGCAAGGTTCAAATAAATCCCGTCTTCGGTCGCTTGGTAATCATTGATTAGATTGTTGGAACCAATAGAATCATGGAACTGAGTTGCCTGCGCCATCTGATACAGGTCTCTTTGCGCCGTAATGATGTCAAATGTGCTTATTTTTAGCACCCCTGGTTCGCTGGGATTTGCAATGTTCCCCGAACTGGGTCCGGTCATTTCCTTCAAACTAATTTCAATGTTTTCTTCGGTTAAGCCACGCGCCCCACCAGTGCCCAGCACTTGCTGAGGGTTACGGCTACGTGCATCTAGGTTGTAACTCCCATTGTCATTCCAGTATGCGAACTTTTTCATTCGCACTCTAGTACCTGGCGCTTGCTGGAAATCGTGCACAATGCGAGGTTGTAATACCCACCGTGCAATATAGGATGCATGTGTGCGATAGAGTTCCGCACCAATCACCATTTCTAACGCGGAAAAAAAGCTGCTCATTAATTTTACCTAGAGTAACGAATCAGCCTCTTTACTGTTTTCCTTAATTTGCTAAAGATTGGAACGCTGCGCCAAAATGACCGCCATCAAGAGCACGCAATAATTGCACTGGGTTATTAAATTGTTGGGGAGAAGAGCTAATAGGCTGAGGCGTGCCAAGTGCTGCATTTTCCCAGCCATTTACAGAAGACCGAGCTTGCGCTGGCATCGGTTGTGGGGGCGCTTGGTCTTGGGAAATTGAGTACAACCATTTCATGTAAACGTCAAATCCTTCTTGTGGATACTGACTGCGGAATTGCCGCACTAATGGTAGTTCGTTAGCGTGAAACTCTAGGTATTGCAGCCAAGTTCCTGTATTGACAGGGTTTTCCAGTATTTGGTACATACTGACAGACTCTTGTTCAAGGGCTTTAGTGTAATCAACAATTGCCGCAAGTCTGTCCTGTTCTGCGATTAAATGCTGATGGAGTCTAGCAATCGCAACCTCTGGAGAACCACCACCCCAAGCAGCAATTAAATTGATTACCGACTCAAGGTCATTCCCTTGCGCGTCCTTTCCGCTTGGTCCGTACAGGTCGATTTTGTACTGGTGGTGTTGCGCCGAGGGTTGGTACTGGTACTGTGGTGGGAGGTATTGAGTATTGGGTTGAGGCTGGGCGTAATTGTAGCTCTGGGTTGGTGCTACCGCCATTGGGGTAGTTACCTGATTCCACCCGTTGCCCACTTGATACTGTGGAACTGTTTGGAGATATTGGGGGGTTTGCCCAGTCGAAGGGAAGTACCCGACCGTCGGGGCTTGTGGCGATTGATACGCCACCTGTGGGGGTGCTACTGACGTTGATTGGTACTGTTGAGGTGCTACCGCTGTTTGCATTGTTTAAATACTTGTTATCAGCTTCATCGTAAGACGCGCCGTAGGAAAACTCTCTTCTCAGGACTGAAACTATAGAGTCCATTAATTCTGTCATATTATAGCGCAAACTTAAAGCTTTACCAGCATTGTCGGGGTCTTCAATTTGTGTCATTTGTTGATGCAAGTTCAGGATATTGGAAAACAATCCTAAATACTGTCCCGCAATCCGAAAAGGGATGCCACTCAATTTGGCTTTCTTTTCTTTCATTGACAAATTAGGGAAGATTAAATCAACCACCTCTAAGCTTCCCATGCCAAGTTCTTGGAGGTTCCTGCCGTAGATAGATTTGTCTAATTTATCCCTTGGGGAGTCTTCGTAAACATCACCATTGTATCTGTAAGAAACCTCATTAGTCCCGTAAGGTGGGATGCCTACAAAGTCAGGCAATTGGATGTCTTGCCCCCAAACAATGCTTTCTATTTGTTCGTTAGTTACCCTGTCTACATCAATCTTTTTGTCTTGTGTTTTGAGCCATTCCTTAAACTGTTGCGTGTATAGTTTTACTTCTTGATTTACTACCATCTCAAGGATGACGCATAGCCCACCTTTCCAAAGGATGTGAGATTTAATATTGGCTGTAGCGGCAACTTTCCCGTAAAGGGATTTGACTTCCCCAAAGGTGGCAAATGATTGGTCGTTGGGGTCGATTCCGCCGATGGAGTTGTGGATTGAAGAGCGGAACTGGTCTACATATCTTGACTGGTCTGGGGAAACTGGGTCAGGGGCAATATACCCAAACCTTTCATCACTACCTACATTGCCAATTACTTTAGGCATCCCATCTTGCCAGCGCTGTTTTGTCCTCTTAGGACTTCCCATTTGAGAGAAGGGGCGCTCTTTAAATCCTTGGCGGTCAGCCCATCCTAATTCATTGGACAGGTTCTTAAGTTTCTGCACTACTTCGGAGGAGTCCCTCGAAGTGATTAAAGTAGGGTTTCCAAAATAGTGGATGTTGTCTTGAATCGCTTGCCGAAGCAACGCCTCTGTTTCTATTGAATCCTCCATCCCTTTGAAATCAGAGCGACCGGAATCGCCTGGAAAGAAAGCTCTGTTACAAGATTCAACACAAGGAATGTACCCCAATGTATTGATGTAGGTGATTTGGCTTTCTATTACCGCAGGAGAAAAACTAGACATCACCCCCTGCGGATTGTACAACTCTAGGGGTGGTTCAGCGCTAAAGAATTCTTGGGTAATGGTATCTGTTTTCAACCTTAACCGAACCCACTTCTCTTTGTTTATTGAATTACTAACCGCTCTGTTGCCAGAGTTGTCAAAATATTTGTATCTAATTACTACTTCTTGATACCCTCTGCCATTAGGCGTGTGATAAATCTTGTACTGAGATTTAACGCCTTCAATAGATTGATTCTCTTCGCCAGAATGGAACCAATAAATATTACTGCCATTCACAGAAGGTTGGTACAACCATAGGATGCCCCCTGTGGCGCAAAACATATTTGCGATGCCATTGTAATAAAAATCCAACCTATTTTCTTTGATAGTCGATTGGATTAGCTTTTCTTTGCTGCCATCAGGAGAATCTTGAACTGGTAAAAATTCTAGCCCTTGCCTTGTCATAAATTGACTCATTTGAGACAAGTGAGCAGGTACTAAGCTATTACTTGATATTGAATTCCCTTTGGCAATAAAAGATGAAATCTCTTGACCAATATTCATTACGTGTCACCAACGTTTAACCTTTTCGATATTATCACGTTGTATCATGATAATGGTTTCATTTGCCCAGCGCCGATAACCGCGCAAGTTAAAGAATCAGGGAAATCGTCATGGCTGGTACTCCCAAAGAAAAGAAGTTCTTTGATTGTGCTTTGTTTCGGTGAATAAGCAAACTTGTTGAATTTAATCTTACCTGTTTGTAAGCCGCCAC